ATTTCTTTTAATCCTTTTCTCTTCACAAACACAGTCCGGTCTCCACCAAGACGAGCCACATCCACCCCGACCTCAATTGCTCCTTCGTCGTCAACTTCTCTCCCCATCGCCTCAATTACTTGGGCGGTCTGGATGATATTTTTATCTGAAATAGCGAGCGCCTTACCTAAATAATCGTGAGCGTAATCTTCTGGGTGATTTATTCGAGCTTGTTCAATTTCATAAAGAATTTCGTTAGAGAGCCAGCCATTTTTCTGTGCAATTCGATAATCTACTTCTAAATGCCAGACATCTTTACGTGGTGGGTTAGTGATGAAATAGGAAATTACAGGATCAAGGTCGGTGAGGCGGTTTAGTGTCCAGATAATTTTGCTACCAGGCTTACGAATAGTTGGATTAAGAATGCGTATTGATTTAAGAGTAATAGTCTGAGCTTCATCAATCCACGCTATATCAATACCTTCAAGCGATTTGATGGTGGTTTCTACATTGCGATCCAAACCCTTAAAAATGAAAGTTGAGCCAGTATTGGTGTTCGTAATAGTATCGTTTGTCCAGACGAACTCCGAAAAGCCATATTGCTGGATTAAGTCAATCAAAAGTTGATACGAGCTATCTGCTATATTCTTCTGGAACTGACGTAAGCAAGCAATACGTACTCGCCTTGAACGAGCCGTTAGCAGCAAAAATCGAGCCACGGTATGGCTCTTTAAGGAATAACGTCCACCCTCAATAACGGCATGTCGCCACCAACTATCAAAAAGTGGCTTAAACTCACTTGGTAGCTTTACGATTGTTTTTGCTATCACCATCCACAAACTCCACCAGCGCCACTGGTATTTCTATCTTTTCGCCACCGGATGTAATATCACGCTTTTCAGTGATGCGAGCTTTTAATTTATTGTACTCTGCAATTGCTTTCATTTTTGCGTTGAAGTCCGCATCCTGCACGATGAGCTTTTCGAGTTGCTTATCGACGAATTGGTCATTAAGCCCGTGAGCTTCAAAGATTTCATCTATTCGTTCTAAGATGTTAGGTTTTGTTAGGAGTTCTGACGCACATGATCTAGCTGTTCTATACCAACCAGGCTTACTGGTGTCAACATTATAAGCTTCAATATATGACTGGACGCCATTACCAAAAAACTCTCTATCACCTGCATAAAGCTGACAGAATAGCTCCTGCTGTGGGGTTAGTTTATGACCACTCTTTGTGGTTGGTTTGACAGTAGATTTTACTACTTTTTTACTCTTACTCTTTTTCATTCCGTCTTCTGGTCTTTCTCAATATATTCAAGTAGATCTTTATTCTTATGAATATTGCCGACAACTTCTACTTCTTCACCGACTGGGGACATACATTCAAAACATCCATTTACGAATGGTTCGAATCCGCACGACAATTTGGTAAACCTTACGTTTTCATATTTTAGTTCTACCCACCAATCAGGCATTTTAACGATATCCCCCTCGTAAATTTTCTTGCCGTTTTTATCTCTAAAACCAGTATCTTGCTCAAGTACGACATCTTCAATAATAAGCCTACGCTCTATGGGCTCATGTGTAGTATAGTCGATGTCAGTATAGGCAATCTCTGTTACTGTGCCAAAATCTACTATTATCAACTTAGGGTAGACAAATCTCTTCTCTTCCTTGAGCCACGCCCTATACCCTATTTCACGCATTATAATTCATATCCCTTTTCTTTGGTCAAATAATCAATATAAGATAATCGGCTCTCTTTATCATCATTCTCCTTACTGACGGCATAAATATAATCTCCGCCATCATAACTAGAATACATATGGGTTGCATTAAAGAAATCCTCATATGACATCACTAAATATTTTTGATATTTTTCTTCCATTTTATTTATTTTTGCTTAAATACTTAATTACTTCTTCTTTTGTCCCCTCAAAACGAGTTTTGCTATGTTTCCCGGCGAGAAATCCTAAAGTTAAAATGATGAACATAACATCTACTATCGTAGATCCACCTAATAACTGATGATTAAACATAAGTAATCCAGCAAACATTGAAAATGTAACTATATCTTTAATAATTGAACCAATTACTGATTCGTTTATAACTATGTATTCAGTTTTGTCGTCATCCATACAACTCTCCTTAATAATTCACGGGAAACATTTCTGACCCCTTTGGTTTTTGTGGCAATGTTACTGCGATATCAATATCTTTCACTCCTTTTTCTCTCAAAAATCGCTCTGTCTTTTTAATTTCTGATAAATTAGAGTTCATGATTTTATGTTTAGTGTCATCGTGGGCGGTATAGCGGATTATGTAGTTGATCGGAACAATCGGTTTTACGTATGTGCGCATCTTTTTCATAAATTTTCCTTTCTAGTACCACACTTACCGCATTTGCAATTTATCGTGTGGGTCATACACCAGCAATTCCTGCAGAGGCTAACATCGTAGTCTACTACGCCAGTTCTGTATTCCTGATATTCATTCTCCGAATGGGTGCCGTTGTAGTACTTCATGGCTTCGTCTATTCCGTTAGACTCACATATCATGGCGGTCTTCAAAATTATGGTGGCTTCGTTTGCCATTCGCTTAAATGTCGCCTCTCGGACGTCTTCGTGAGGTAGTTTTGTATCTGATTTAGTTTGGGATAAAATCGCCTCTACTATTTGATTGATTGTTGATAATTTCATTTTTGCTTCTCTTCTCGGAGGAGTGCCGTCAGTGGCTCGACTCACTGACATGGATCCCATTAGTTTAGCTTTTTGGTTTGGCACTTCTTTCATTTTTGTCTATCTAAAAATTCTGAATAAGTAATAGCCTCTCTTTCACCATCTTCGTTCTCAAAAACCACTAAGGGTAGCTCAATATCAAATGAATTTGCTTCTTGTTGCCAAGTGGGATTTAGTTCAACTCTCTTAACTGCGAAATTAGTCAATTTGATTTGATTATTGATAATAAACTGGTGAAGTGGGGTGTATTTGCCGGCTCTATCACAGCCATAACATTCTTTAAGATAGAGAGTAACTTTAGTATTTGGATTTATCATAAAATCTTTCATTGTTCCTCGCTCTACCTTTCTCTGGAATTACTCTAGCTGTGGATTTTCTTACCCAATCAGGTAGGTTTCCGATTGTAATACTAATGTCGTGTAGGGTGGCAAGACGACGTATCGTACTCATGTCTAAATAGCGGTAATCTCGAAGTGCGCGCATAAACGGTCGCCAGTGGCAAGTCCAGAAATTTCTCTGTCGAACGTCCCACCTCGTAAATTTCTGCCAGCCATATTTATCTTTGATGTAAATATCGCGTGGATTTACAAACCAGATTTCCAGTCCGTTTGTTTTTCGAACTGATATTTGATAATTTCTTGCCACTTTACCTCCTCGCAAGATTTTTATTTAATTACGTAAATAGTTATCGATTATTTTCTTGCACCCATCAAACCCAACCCCAAATTCGGCTCTATAACCCCTCGCACGCAGTTTTTCGAGCATTTCAGCCTGTTCTTCGATATGTTTGTCCCACCAATCTCCCTTTTTGCGGATTTTAACCTCACCTTTCAAGAGCTTTTTAGCGTCTTTATCGCGTTTTAATTTGGTGCCATCTTTTTTGATTTCAATATAAAGTCCGAAATAAAACCCCCATTCGCGCACGATACCATTCCAATCTTTGCTATTTACATTTTCACTTGATTCTGCGATGAATAGGTCTGGGTAACCTCTTTCCGGGTGTAATCTATGGTGTTTCGCCGCCTGACCAGGTGTCAATTTAAGATCAGCTGCGAGATCAAAGCGATAGATTACGTCTGGGTATTGAAGTTGCAAATATCGAGCGATTTGCTCATAGAGCTTATGCTCGGAACTATATTTTGGAATTCGTCTCATTTTTTGTTACCTCCTTTCTTTTGGTTCTCCACTGCAGGTCATAATACTGAACCATACAGTGGAGACAAACAACTTAAAACTAATGTGAGGAGATAATACAAATTACCTTTGTACCAACAATCTACAATAGTAGAAATTCAATAGTTAATGGTTTATTAGTTTTAAGTTAGTGGGTTAGTGGCTGCGTCTGTATTGACATTTAACTGGTTATTTACTTAAGGGGGTATACCAGCACCACATTACAATTTATTTGAGTCTTTTTAGCTTTTTTAGTAATCTTCAGAATCGATGTCAAAATATTTGGAAAATATCTTTTTAAGTTTTTTCGCGATTTCTTTCTTCGTATCATCCTCATCGTCTTCATCACAGTCATTATCACTACCCTTTTCATCTTCAGATTTTGAGGTTTTTATTTCTTCGAAATTAGATTTGAGTTTTTCTAAGATTTCTCTGCCAAGATCGGTATCTATTTTTGCTACGGCTTCAAAAAGCAGATTTATCATCTCATAGATTGCAAATTTTGAGCCTACTGTGGCATTTACTACTTCACCAGTATTAGATACTCCAATAGCTATATATCCAATAAGTTTATCTTTCGAAACACATTCTTTAATTGTTTCAACCGCAGAGCCAAGATTCTCTAATTCTTTGTGTTTAATTGTTCTAGCACCTGTAGACTTGATTAATTTTTCTATTAACTCATTTAATCCATCGTTCATTTCGTTGTTTTTCATAGTTTCTCCTTAAAAATTAAATTATTACTCTAGCCCTTTGCCTTGATCTAACCTATTGCCATATCCGTTGTTGATTAAGTATTCACGAAGTTCTGCCGCCATTGTCAGAATCCAGTTCAAACCATCTTCAAGTGTTTTACGATTCAAATAAACGATTCCAACCGTGATATGGTTCTTGTCGGTATGGTGGATGTGTTGGTTCTTGCAATAAAACTCAAAGCGCTTAAGTTCCGGATAAAGTACTTGATAGACTTCTGACTGCTTTGAATTGGTATAATCTGAAGCCGTAGCTTTGCCAGTCTTCCAATCAATTCCAGTTGTGCCGTCTTTAACATCTAATACACCAGAAATTACACACCAATCTGTTAATTTACGGACTCGTTTGGTTGCTAGTTCAACTTCTGGTGCTTCTAATTTGCGACCACCAAAGATTTTTGGGATTGCTTTATGTTTTTTGACATATCGTTCCCAAATACCATGCATCTTTTTTCCGAACTCCATCGCATCATTCGGCTCAATTTCAACACCAGTGTATGGAGCAATGGCGCGATCAATATCGCCACTCTCCCAAGCACTTAAAATTGAATAACTGACACGAATTGCACCAAAACCATCGTTATTCATTAGAAGCCTCGCTGACTGTTATTCTGATCGTCTTTTTACGTTCTACTTCTGCAATACCGGCAGGTAATCGATAATATTTCGTTCGATGTTCATCAACCGCTTTTGAATTGATTGACCACGTGGTCTTTTTCGTCCAAAACTTAGAACTATGAAACTTGGCTTCGCCATTGTCTTTATATTTTGCTCCAGCGGCAGAATAGTTAATTTTGATTTTCTCACCCTTAATGGCTGAAAAATTTGGATTAAATTCTAATGCTTGGCGTTCAATCTCTGATTTAAGTAATTCAACTGCTTTATCGACCTCAGCTTGAATTTCAAGAAGGCGAATAATTGCTTTTTCAGCATTAGGATTAACAATAAAATCTTTACCTTCATTCTGTGTCTGAAAAATTTCAGTTGGGTTAATTTTTACTATTAACTCGTTGTTCATTTTGTCCTCTTCTCATATTTCTTTATCAAGATTGAAACTTGTTGCCCAAGCCTCGCTAAGTCATTAAAAGTATCATCGAATATCTGTTGGTCTGGCTTACCTTTGTCGAAAATTACATACTCGCTCATTTCTTCACGCATATATTCATAAGAATGATAAATAGTACCGCGCAAATTTTT